CATGTTGAGAGTATATCTACCCTCTTTCAGATGCTCCTGCTCCCATTCTAGATCCAATACTCTCTTGTGAGAATATAGGTTTTCCAGATGTTGCATTATCGCCTCCATTTTTAATAACCTCCTCATAGGTTATTCTATTTACACTTGGATTATGCATTTCTCCAAGATACTCCCATTTTATATCAGATTTTCCTAATCTGTCAATGATAGCATTTTCTATGTCTATTGGGGTTTCTATGCATTCAATAATAAAGTCAGCATAATAATGATATGCGGATATTTGGACTCTAAATTGTTTTGGGTGCATTTATTCTTTCTATTGTTGAATTAAGGCGGGATTGTGTCCCGCCTTAAAATTATTTAGATTACGCTCCTGGTGATCCGAAGATACCTCTAGGGTCTGAGAATCCAAAAGAATATCTCTCTCTAGCTTTGTATCTTA